GATATCTGTTTTTCCTTCCAGAGGGCGTGCTCATAATTCGAATAAATTAAGTTGAACGTATTATTTGTACCGTCGCATTTTATTAAAGTGCTTCGATAAAACACTGATGGACTTTTGGATTTAAAGAAGAGACAAGTCAGTAACCAACGGCAAAGTTTGTCGAACTCCAATACAGAGCCACCGTACTCTTTTACTAACTCCTCTATTTCAGTCGACATAAATGGAGCTCCACTTTGGGGTTCCGTTTACAACACCATTACAAATAAATAGTTCTTGTCTGTTTAAACAGTACCAAAAGTCTCCTATTTGAGCGCTTTCAGGCATATTCGATTCAGTTACATAAGGCGCGTCAAACGAAGCAATCCCAGCAACCTTGTTAACTCTTTCTTTATAGGAGTTACTTACTTGTTCAATTTCATTTAAAATGTTGCCTAGTTTTCTAGTGTCGTTCATCGAACGCATTTCAAAAGGGCATCGACCGTTTCATTCTGATTGCGGATATCAACCGTGAACACTTCGTCGCTAAAAGATTTACAGACAGAAGGCATTGAGTCTCCAATACAAATGGTGGACCATTGAGTACCTGTACTGTTTTTGAATTCCTCCAACCTTTTTAGTAGTTTAGGGTTTACGTCTGAATGCCCATCCGTGATCATGAGGATGTCAGCACGATCGTCCAGCTCGGCATTGTTGAGCGCGTGGGAAATGACACAATTAAATGCTGTACCTCCGCCGGAGACTCTTCGTCCCACTAGATCAAGTAGTTCACTGTTGTTCTTCCTAACGGAATCCAATACAGTTTCACTTTTAATAGCTGTATCGAACAAATAAACGTGTACACTTCGCTTTTCCTTCAACGCTTTCTCCGCCACAACAAACATAACGGCTTTACTCCAGAGCTCTGATTCTCCCAGCATCGAACCCGACACGTCGACATACATAACCACAGGTCCTTTCGCTAGATCTTTTGCCGTGGCGGTGTAGTCCTTAATAAACAGTGTCTTTTGCGAGTATTTAAGAGCAAAAAGAGCTTTGCCTTCTGGCGTATTCGCTAGTGCAATCTCGCTAGGAAAAGCTTTCGTTAAATCGTTTCCATAACGAGCTCCAGTAATTGATTCGTATGATGCTGTAATTTTTTTCTGTCGCTTCCTCATTATCCAAGCGCGTTTCAACGCACCCAACTTCTTAGCGATTTCCCTTAAGTGCTTACTTTGCTCCAGCTTTTTAGCTAAAGCTTTCTTCTCGTTTAAATCTGTTGTTTCCGAAAGCGAGCCTTCGTTATCTCCATACATATTGCTCATGTTCTCAGACATCTCGTCATTGCTTTTTACTGCACCGTCAACAACGTTATCTACTTGTGCCTGTACCAACTGCTGAGCCTTTTGAATTTCTTCAGTCAGTTTTTGATTTAACTCCTTGCCATCCTGCCTAGCTTTTGCCGCTGTGGCTTTATCTCCAGCTTTAATCGCGTCTTTGAATTTTTGCCTGAGTTTTTCTAGTTCTTCACCGCTTTGAGTTAACAGTTCGATGTCAACTGATTGAGATTCAATAAGCTGTTCAATGTATTCAGACAGCTCGTTAAGGATATTGATTGCGTTGTTACCTGCGTTGAATTGAGAACCATAACTTCTTTTAAGAAGTTCTCCCCACGCTGCAGCTTGGCTGAGCTCAGACATAATCGCCCACCAGAAACCATTCTCAGGTTTGTATCCCTCAGGCAGATCTGTTTTTTCTCCGTTACATACTTTCCTGTAATAGTTCTCGTAGTCTTCTTCAGATACTAACCATTTAACACTGTCTGCGTTATACAAGCGCTCAAATAGTTCTTTCCCGAAACGTGAAAGCTGTTTAATGTTGTATTTCTCGATGAGATACTTTACTGATGGACGAGCTTCACGAACAAAATCATCCCAGAGAAAATCAGCAAGAGCTGAGCACGCCAGAGTAAGAGGGGCATTGTCTACAAGGTGGATCAGTTCGGTTTTAGTTTCGAGAGAGAAGTTCATGATGTTGTAAGGTCGTTGATTGATTTAGCCAGGGTTTCGCAGTGAGTTTGAAGTTGTCGTGTAAGTTTGACTCCGTTCGCTCGAACGGTTACTGACATTTTAAATTTGTTTCCGTCTAAAACCTCGTTCACTTTCTCGTGAACTGTAGACATATCTTTGTGAAACTTACGAAGCTGGATAACCATGTCATTCAGATCGCCCAAACCCCTGGCTTGATGTCTGGCGTGCACAGCGCTGTACTCAGCCATGATTCCTGTCGCTGCTCTCCGTGCATCGTTCAGTACACGCTCAGCCGTGGGAATCTCCTGCTCCAGAACTGCTTTAATAACGTCTTTGTCTTCCTCAGATTGATACACGATGTGAATCACTGAGTTGTGCATATGTTCTGGGCTTAGTTCATCGTCGCCCTGTACAATCGCCCAAGCTTTAAGGAACTTAAGAATTTGTACGCGTCGACGATCTGAGATGCTGATGCTTCGCTGTTCGAGCATTTCCCACACACTACTGAATTTTGAAAGAAAATCTTCTGAGATATTTATGTTTGCTGCAGCTGCCTGAAGCTCGGCTAGCTCATCCAAACTTAAGAAGCAAGCTACCTCTGGTCTTTCTTGAATGCCAGCTGCCCACTGATCAAGCAGAGCTTTTGAAGCAGGCTTACGTAGTTTGCGAACCGTCGGTCGAAACAAAAATCTGTCGGCAAATGCCTGCAGAGATTCTTCATCTGCCCATGTGTTCGTAGCAGCAATGATCGATTGAATCGGAGTTTTAATGTTTTGCTTTCCGTTGTTAAACGTCCGCTCATTAAGCAGAGTCAGCAACGAATTCAGAATCGCTGATGACCCACGGAAGAGTTCATCCAAAAATGCGATGTGCGCAGAAGGAAGATAACCGTCCACATCCCTTGTGTATTCATCCTGCAGCAGTTTGGTTACTGCTACAGGACCGAACACTTCAGATGGATCCGTCGTGGGAGTAAGGAGATAACCAAAGTAGTTAGCCCCTTCAATACCAGAACACAATGTTCGGACAAGATCTGATTTACCTGTTCCTGGTTCTCCCAAAAGGAATGCGTTTTGTTTGCTTAGCAAAGTTGCCAGAAGTCCGTCAACAATTTCCTCACGTTCAAGGGCCGAGTTATTGAGAGCGGATCGGAAGTTTTGCAGCTTGATAAAGAGAGTTTCGTTCATTGTTTTGAAATTGGATAGAGTCGCGGAAAGTCGATAGCCGAGGTTGTTACTGTACATTCGGTAGTTAGTACACCACTAACTGCACATAGCTTCTTAACTGCTACATCGTAATCTACAAATACAGCAGCTTTGTGAATGTCGTTTGTGTATTTTTCAACGTCGCAAAGGAAACCTTTGTCCGATTGAATGACATAAATTGATTTTTTCATCAGAAATCCGTTTCAAGGTCGTCGGTTGTTGCATCCGTTTCTTTGACTTCACTGATCAGTTGATCGATGTTGTCGGAGGCATCTTCAATAAGTTCTTTACGTTGAGCAATGAGTTTCTTAAGTTGTTTCGAACGTTGCTCATAGATGTCAACCTCAAGGTTTACATCGCGCATAAGCAAATTCAGTGCGTTGGAATTTTCTGCTGATTTAATCTTTTCGCACAAAGTCTTGTACGAAGTTGAAAGCGCAAGTGATTGCTTGAGCTTTTCCAATCCCTGTGAGGAATCGCGTGAAGAGCAGATCTCTGCTAACTCCTTACGAATTTCATCTTGCGTGGCGACAAGATCTGTCGAAGCTTCGTTACGAACATTGAAGTCCTTTGCTTGTAGTCTGTTACCGATGTCCAAAAGATTTTCGGTGAGCCGGGTAAGAACTTCAAAACCAGGAACAGAGTTACTGATCAGTTGCAGTCGTTCAGCAGTAATTTGCCAGGATCCACGCTTTTTAGGTGAACCTGTTTGCTGCTTACCGATCTTGCTAACGTGTCTGGCATCAAGATCATCAAGAAGTTGTGCGCCGAGATTAAGTGCGCGATCAGCTGCGTTTTGTTTGGCTGCTTGAAGAACTTGTTGTGTGTTGACGCTGTTCTCGTAAGCGATTAGAGCATCCACATCTTCTTCGATTGGCTTACTCACTTTCTCTAGAGTTACGGGCAGCGGACCAAGAACGCTTACGCGAATTGGTTTCTTGTACTCTTCCTTAGTTGGAAAGAACCTCATGTATGCTTCGAACGCCATTTTGTATTCCACATCGTCCACAAACAGAGGACGCAGAATGCTTTCGGTTGTCTTTTGCCAGCGGTCGAACTCGTCTTCCCAAACCTCCTTCATTCGGAGGTTTGCTTGTTCAGCTTCTTTACGGATCTCTTTAATCAATTCGTTAGCGTCATAAAAATAACTGCTAGTGACAAAATGAGAATCGCCGTAATGAATGCAATAGCCGTCATAAAGTTCACGCTGACGGATGCGAAGTTGATCCAGTTCTTTCTTGAGAGCATTTGAAAGGTTGGGGCGAATGCTCACAGTGTTTGCTTCTTCAAGAGTGTCGATCACACTTTTAGGAAGCTTCAGATCGTCGAACTTGATCTGAACACTCTGCCGAACATCAGCAGAGATGGAGCAGGAAAGAAGGTAGTGAGAAAGCATAGCAGTAAAAGTGAAATGAAGTACAGGAGCGGTGTGTGACCGCATGAAGATCCTACACGATTTGTAGAATCTTATGCGGTTTATACTGTTTTGAAGATCTTATCTGTAACAGTCTTTACAATCAACGCTTAAGTCGCGTGAAGGCGAGCGAAACCTTATCGGTCAGTTCGTCGCAGTCTCCACTGGCCACGAGCTGTTCAGCCGTGTGCTTGAGCTGCATCTTTGCAATCTTCAGCTCTGCTTCCAGCTTCTCAACCCGAGCAGCAAGCTTCTCCAGTTTGGAATGAGGCGTGGGGATTCTGGTGACGCGAACAACGATGTTCGTATTGAACTGGTTGTACTTAAAGCGGCTGTCGGAACCCTGAAAGCAGCTCAGATCCATACCCTCAGACTCTGCGAGTTTGAAGTCACGCAGGAGGTTGTCTTTAGCTGCTTCGAACGTAACGCCAAAGGAAGCGTTCAGTTCGGTTTGAGCAGTGTCGCATTCATCGTAAGCTTCAGCAGCCGTGGCGCCGAGACTTACCAAGTCAGTTGTGCGGATCATGGTTTTGAAGTGGATGTGATGTTGGTGCACCCCGTTAAGGGTCGGTGCCACCCATGGTCTGTATCGTACTGAAAACGGGTGCATCCGTCAACCCCTTAGCGTCGGGGGTAGACGGTCACATAGTTATTAGGAACGTATGGATTTTCTTCTAAGAACTTTATTTTCGCTTTTTCCAGCGAATCTGCTTGAACCCTGCTGTCGAATCTCCATCCGATCTTGGGCTTTTTCACGAAAACGTCAAATTCGTGCTGAGTCTTGGTCTTTGAAGGGTGCATCGGAAAAGTGCAACGTCAAAAGTTTATCAGACAACACTAAACTTATCATCATGGTTACTTAGTTGTAACAATTACATTATTTGACATAACGCGATAGCTCGGCCGAAAATACAATACATAATTACTTTCCTTTAGTTTCTGCTTTTACTTAACGTAAATTTCGTTTTTCGTCGTCTTTATGTATCTCAGTGAACAACAGTAAAAACCATACGTTGCTACAGTATCAATAGATACAAAGTTGCGATTATGAAAAAACCATTCCTTATTTCCTGGGCTTCACTCAAGCTCTCTATCATCAATTCTCAGAAAGCCAGTAAGGCAGCTCTGATTCGAGAGTTAAAAGAAAAGAAGGGAGCTATCGCTTAAACTTCCGTACTGTTCTTACGCATAATGTTCAGCGTGTGCTTAGGGTTAATTGGTTTGCGCACACAAATGTATTGATCTGGGACTGTACCTTTCAGGGTTTCTAGTCTGTGCGTCTTCTCTGGGCAGCTGTCTTTAACAAGGCTGTTCATTTGTGCTTGAATCAAGCAAAAAACAACCCACATAAAGAACGCCAAACTAAATCCGATTAGGTGTCCTCTGTTGAAACCGAAAGAAGAAGGTTTGATCATGTTTAGAGTTCAGTAACGGACCAGCAAAGATCATTAAAGTCTGTAAGTTTTTCTAAGGATTCTCCGTAGAACACAATCCCGTTAGCGTCCACACTACGTATTTCAAACTTATTGAACTTCAAGTTCACCAACATACGCTTTACTTCATCTACATCTTCCAGCATTATGTTGTAGGCTTCCTCCATGTCCCCACGATCTAACGCTTTGTCGATGTTGTCGAAATCGAAGAGCTGGTAAGCTTGAGAAAAAGATAATGTAAAGCCTTGCATTTCAGGCTTTACCTCAATTTCATCAGAATGATTCATAATCCTCCAGAGGATAAAAGTTAATCAGATGCTTAGGAAGTGAATAACGTGTAAGCGCAAAAGCGTACGCAGCCCCCGTGGAATTAAAAGAGTTTCGTTCAATGTAGGCGTTACTTTCTTCCACACAAAGTAAATACTTCTTAGGTTTTAGTTCGACGAGTTCAGCCGTCTTGATAAAAGTTGTAGGTTTCATCAGCAAGTGAAGGAGCAAAGATAATAGAAGACAACGGATACTTAAAAGTATTCGCTATTTGTGAACAGAGATCCTCAGGATCTTTAGCGTCCCAATCTTTACTGCGCACTTCATCACAAATCTGTGAGTGCACAAGGGATACTTCTTGTTCTGTTAAATCAACAGGTTCGATGTCGAACGAGACTGAGACTACTTTGTACTTCATTAGTGTGTACTTCAGTTATAACGTGCAGGTTCATCTGCAACAAACTCAGAATCATTCCATTCGACAATGTGACCTAACTCTTCAACTGTGCAGTTAGTCGTTGTCAGCAATTTGTAAGCTGCATTTGCTTCTGCTTCAGTTGGGCATGTGATGTAACCGGAATCGGTGACAGAAAAATAGATACGGAACTCAGCCATGGTGCAACATAAGATGGTTGGCGTTTAATCATACCCACGGTGCGGGGAACCGGGTAAAAGCTGAAACATACTTAAGTTTTGATCGCCTCACATGGTCGCCCAAGATACATGTACCAAAGTGAGAGTCAAGGCAGATTGAATTGGTAGGCATTTATTCCTACCCATGATTGATCTTCCTATTGACCTGACACATTGGTTTATGTACTGCTTCTTTGCGGGCGTACTTTATGGTATGTACGAATTTGAAACTTAAGTTGTTGTGTGTACAAGTTACTTAGGTACAAGTCGAAGATACTTAGAATTGATGTCGTCTCGTGTTATGAAACAACGCTTAGGATCTTTACCTTTTCGGAGTAATTGCTCCCGACGTTTGTATGCACTCTGAAAAGTAAAGGCGAAACAATCAAACCGATTGTCTAACCATACGGCATAACCTGAGCGGTTGTTCATCCGTCACATAGTATAAGGTTTGTTGGATACAGTATCATCCTATTTAGAGCGACATAAAATGTTTTACGATGTCTTCGCCACATAGTAAAGTCGCCCTTCTGTGTAGCTTCCGTCATCCTTTCTCTGGCACATCTAGCAATGTTGAACCACTCAAGGTTGCCTAGAAAATTGAGCGGTTCATACTCGATTAGCGTGTCGCCAGATCTATAAAGAGTTTTCATTGGCGTGCTTGCTGCGAATCGCGAAACTCGATGTATTCAGCGTGGGAGAAGATTTCAAGCCACGCATTAGGGTGTTTGTCGCAGTAAGAATCGTAAGCTAAGTCGGCTTCTGTGTAGGTATCAAAGGATTCTAAAGATTCCAAATCGCCTATTTTGAAGTGTACGATGTGATAAGTCATGATGATTGCAGAAGTTAAATGTTTGGGGTGAGTTTCATAATCTTTCTGTGAAGATCTTTCACTCTGTGTTCATAAGAGTCGGGCTCTCTGAGTTCACAAGGTGTTTCAAGTTCGATGCGATTCAGTTCACTGTTCAAAATAAATGCGATTAAACCTGCTTCGTGCGGCTCTAGTGTCAGTAAATACTCCATAATTCCACGATGTTGTGTCAGGTGAATGTAGGTTTCTTCTCCTGCATGGGAGAATCGGGATGCTCTTTAATGATCCATCCTGTGTTGATAAAGTGAAATAATGCGGCGGCCCGGACTGAGCGAAGCGAGGGAGGATTGATGATAGAGCTTTATCCTTCCCCCCTATAAAACAACTGCCGCGATCCTTTACGTACCTCCCAATCTTTCTCACCCTCAGCACATGCGAACCACTTATGGTTCTTCTGATAAATACCAGCGCCACAGAACTCGCGCAAGATTGCGTTTAGTCTGGACTTTGTTGTAGGTGTTTGGTATCCGCAGTCGGATACATCTACGTCTGTCGGTGTGATGATTGCGATTGTTGAGCCGTGGAGAATAACAGACACGCGATCAATGATGTGATCAGAGTGTACAAACTGCGTGCAGATAACACGCGTGTTGTCACACTTCCAATCCTTACGTTCATAGATAGCAGCGATCATCTTGCGTTCAATGAGTCTCATGATGTTAATGTGTGAGTGTGTTTGTGTGTTTGTGTGTTTGTGTGTTTGTGTGTTAAGTAGTTACACGGATACAACCATCCGGCGTGCCACCTTTCTTTAGAAGTTCAAAGTCTTCAGGTAGCATGATCCCTAATCCGGGATCAGGCATTCTTCTACAGATTGAGAAGTCATCCTCTTTCATTCTGTGTCGCATGAGTAACCACTGTCTGAAGTCGTCATACATCCATTGAGGAAAATCTATAGCGTCCTCATAATTAGAGGAACCCAATGGTAAACAGCACCATACAGTTCTGCTACCTGATGCGTCTACTTCATCGAGATAATATCCGTGCTCATGTAAATATTTCTCGTTGAACTTAAACACAAAGTCTGTATAGTTTCTGTCAAACACTAAAGAAAACACCATACGATTCTCACCCCGTGGGATACACGGATCTTCTAAAAGCCAATCATACTTAGGGATCATTTCATTGCAGCTGCAGCAACCTAATGCGCTCCAACTAAAGTGAAACACTCTAGCTACAGCTCCACACTTAGGACAATAAATAAACTTACCATCCTTGGATGCTCGCGTTGTCTTAGTTACATGTTTCATGTTGGTGTTAGAAAGGGTTGCTCCATGTATACGCTTGATGGTCACTAACTAAACCATCCTTGTTGAGACCATCGACGAAGTCATTAAATGCTGTTCGCTTGGCAACAGCATCACCGCGAAGATTGCGGTTGAAACTAATACTCTCGCGCCATGTTTCAAGGAACATAGATACAGTTTCCTTCTTAGAAAGTTTGCGTCTCATGATTAGATGTTGGGGTTGCAAGTGTTGGGGATAATTTGAACTGAGGTTATGTTGCCTGAGATAGACAACAAGGCATCATCAATCTCCTTGATGACTGTTTCATTGGCGGCAAACATCTGGGGATACTTGTTACTCATGCGCAGAAGTTCTGCCCGATAGTCAACAAGTGCTGTCCAGATAGTTGTTGCGCTAAGTGTGTTGTTCATGATTCAGGTTTAATTAGTTTGAAATCCTGCACGTCATAGTAAGCTCGCGTGTCATCGTGCATCCGACGCAGAAACTTAAGCTCATTATCTGCGCCTTTGAATGACTTGTAGAACTTATGATTCCACCTGCCGCGAGCTTTAACCGCCACACAATGTGTTGCGTCTTTAGTAACAACACGCCCCGTGGCCAATGTGAATGTGTTCATTGGATTCCTCCGTTGTTGATGAAGTCTTTACAGTCGCAAACTGTATCGAATCGTGCTACATCATCACCGAGAATGTAAACAACATCATCGGCAACTTGTAGGGGTTCATACTTGCGAACCCTGTAGATCCTGTTGGCGAATGTTGAGTCTGTAGGTTCATTGATCTCAGCGACAAGTTCACCATCAAGGTGCACAAGTTCTCTGTACCAATTAACAGTGTTTGGATAATGTGCGCGAGTGAATGTGTAGTTCATGATGATGTTAGTTAGAGTTATCAGTGAGTGAAAGTAAACTCTAAGCAATCACATGCGAGCACACCATAAGGTTGTGCATCGTGATACTTATAAAACGAAGGTTCTGCATCTTCCGATACATTAACTGTGCAGAACAAATGTTCACCGAACTCACCATCTATAAATGAATCTAACTGATTCTCTTCGTCATCACTTAGTCCGCTATAGTCCAAATTGATAAGAACACTGGCCCAGTGTGCGGGCAAGATGTAAGTTGTTTCCTGTAAGTTGTTCATGATGATTGCAAATGATTGTGGGAATGTGTTGACTTAGGTGAGACTAATCAGCAGCAATAGCGTCCGACAATAACAGAATCGCAGTCATTATCAACTAACTTGATAACAACACCACTAAAGAATGAATCACTTGAGTAACCATCCCAACCGACAAGATCACCGGTTGATTCATTAGCTACACGAAGAAAGTCTTGAAGATGATAAAAACAACCACGGTACTTAAAGAATCCGTAGTTACATTCAAGATTATCTTTATCCATCCAATCGTATTGTGATCGGATCTTATGTTGATCTGCAGAGTTAAAGTCAGACAGATACTTTAACTCGCGTGGTTGATGATTAGTTTTGAGGTTCATAACATTCACCAGCAATAGAGCTGGCAGCTGACAACAATGAGGGAATGAATCCCTCAGTCTGACAAGAAGTCAGAGGGAGAGAATCACTGTGATCAAGAATGATCCTAACAAGATCAAACTGTGATCGGACAAGTTAATCATCTAGGTGTTACATGCTCCCCCTGTAAAGTTAACTACCGGGAGACAAGTAAAACATAAAAGTTAGCACCTAGTTAGTTACAGATCACAGAATGAATCTCATCTAGAACTGTATGATTCGCCATCGAATGTAAAACGACATCGTGAGAATCATACAAAGATAAGAATCAGGACACACAACTAAGGTGCAACCTGACAAGTTATCTGTGAACTGTAACTAACTGAATGTGCAACTTATGTATTCAGTTATCACTTGGCGAGTGTGATTAATGTTTAGCGCCAATAGTTACATTGTGTGCGCCGTCGTAGTGGCACACACTACGAGTCTGGAGAGAATGGGAGTCGGCGTTTATCCAACCTTGCGGCGCCCTACTTGTGTTCGGGAACGTTGCGCTTCCATTCTGAAGTCTTTATATATCTGACCCGCAGTTCGTTTCGGCGCCTCACGGCTTGACCCTACTTCCCTTGCGGTCTCGAATTGTCTAGGTGCGTCGACCGGGTTCCGATCGATGTGCACAGCATGGCCCAGGGGAGCAGCAAAGGTCAAGGGGGTTGGGACACTTAGCTAATTGTCCATAGTACACAGTAGTACACGGGCTGTGTTTAGGTAAAATGAAACACACATACGCGCACGCCCGCGCACACACGCGAGCACACACGCGCACACGCATACGCACGCGCACGCACATACGCGCACGCGAGGTTCGTTATACTTAGCGACCCGCAATGTGTAAAGAAATCTGCCCGCAATTTGCCCTTTTTTTTATATATAGACTTTCGACGACGGGGGCGGCGAGAACAATAAATTAATTTTGCTGGCAAACTAGGTAAAAAATTTTTTGGGTAGCACTATAGGAGCACAAACTTTCGGCGCTCACTTGATAGACTTAGTTCAGACCGTCATGCAGCGCCGTGGACCCGCTCACTTTTTTACGTAAATACATCGGCGCGCTGGTTAATCCCGGTGGGTTTGTGCAAGAAGCGCAGAGTGTAGCCGACAAGCTACAAGAACGTAATCGAGCGACAGAAGAAGCCATCAAGAAAATGCGTCAAATTTCGGGCGGTTATTAAATTTTTAAGTAAATTCCAATTATTAATAATGTGAATATTGAACGTGAACATCTTTTTAACAGCCGACACTCATTTCTCTCACGCTAAAGTCTGCACTTTTACAACACCGGACGGGTCCTTTTTACGCCCGTGGCGTGATGTTGATGAAATGGACGAGGCTTTAGTCGAACATTGGAACCGAGTTGTTAAACCTAACGACAAGGTTTACCACTTAGGTGACGTTGCGATTCAACGAAAAGGCTTGCAAGTGCTTGATCGCCTTAACGGTGACAAGATTCTGATTAAAGGTAATCACGACACCTTTAAAATTGCAGACTATTACCCTAGGTTTCGCGACATTAGAGCGTACTGGGTAATGGATAACTACTCCTTTTCACACATACCTGTGCACCCGGACGCTTTAATGCGATTTAAGGGCAACGTTCACGGACACCTGCACGCGGGTCGGGTCCTTTGTGAAGGCAAAATCGACCCGCGATACCTTTGTGTCTGTGTCGAACAGACAAATTATGCTCCGATTGCGTGGGAAGACGTGAAATTAAGCTTTCAGCGCCTCTAGTTTGAAATAAATCTCGGGCGGAAAGTATTCAAAGAACTTTAAAGTCGCCGGACAGAGCCAACCGCGTCCATTTTCGCTGTTTTTGGCGTCTTGGTTAAGTACAGACATCCTGTACCACGCGCCTCCGTGCTCTGTTTCTTTAAAAGAGAGACAACCTTGGTAGGCCGGGAATACTTTTTCGGAGAAAATTACCTTGTAGGTGCCGTTTAGTTCACCTAAAGACAACAAATCAATAACTTCGTCAATGAATTCAGGGATTCCGAGTACAAAAGGTTCGTGCACCAAGCCTCGTTTGTCGTCTGTGAAACACCACGTGCCCGCGTGGCGGTAGATTTCAATGACGTACATAGCGTTTTGCATGTGATGTTGGTATTGCGTGCTTAGTATAGCACTACGTGCGCGGGCCTGCGGGTTTTTATTTCTTGTAAGGAAGAGGCTAATATGGTATATGGGTTAATTTACGGTCGTGCCGGTTCCTGATTTTTATTCGCCCGAATTAATTCGTAAGGTAGCGGATGCTGTAGAGGAAGAAGATTATACATATCCTTATTTTTCTTCTGATGCTAGACGCGCTTTATTCAATCGAGCTAGAGATGCAGGTGAACTTGATGATCTTGCTGCAGAACAAATAGCTGAGCAGGAACGTATTTATGTTGAAGATGTAGATCCAGATCAAGCTCGTAATTTTTTTACAGTAGAAGATTTACGTGACGAAATACCTTTTAACGAGCTTGACGTTGATCCCGATAATGAAAGGTACGATGCTTATCGCTTAGCTGGTCAAGATCCAAAAGCGAGACAGTTTTTTATTAACTACTTACAAAATAACCCTGATACTTCTCCTGAACTCTCAGATCGCGTTTATGAAGATGTCATAACTGGACGATTAGATAGACGTGATTTAGATTCTTTACGTGAATCATTTAGATCTGATGTTTTAAACGACAATTCTCCGGGGTTTTCTGAATGGGAAGCAGCAAATTTTGTCGAAAGAGAAGGAACCCGTGGACGTAGTGAAGGATTAGATCGTGATATTTACGAAGGTTTTACTGCAGCAGAGGAAGATTTAGATCGTTTACGTCTTATTGCTGATTTGCCTTCTAATTTAGAAACGGAACGTAATACTATAAGAGATACTATTGATCGTCGTTTTAATGAAATTTCACGTGAAAGTGATCCTTTATTTACTCCACAGTTATATGATCGGTTAGATGAGATAAGTTCTCGTGTACCATCAGAAACGATTCCGGCTACTCTTCAAGATGCGTTAGATCAACGTAATATTCTTAATCAAATTCAAAGAGATCTATCTACTTTTGACACTACATCACCTTATGCTCGCAGAATTAATTCTGGTCAAGATTATGCTTCTGATGTACTTCCATCTGTTCGTAGAGTGATTGGTGAAGATGCAGCTATTAACGCTGCTAGGCGGGTTTATCAAGAATCTAGAACTCGACAAAATACCCCTATTAGTGATGCAGATGCTGATCCTTTATTGTTTGCTCAGAGGTTAGCTGAGCGTGCAAACAGAGCAGCAGCGAGAATGCGTCCAGGTGAACAACGTGAATTAATTGAAAGAGCATTAGAGAATATACAACAAACTCCATTGAGAGAGGTCCAACTTGATGAGCCGTTTGATATGCCCACAAGAAGTAGACAAAGAATTATTCCGGGACTTCAAGAAGATCTTTCTAGAGTTTTTAACGACGCTCGTCTTGAACGCGGAAGTGAAAGTTTAGAAAACTTTAAACAAGTTCTACAGGAATTTCCTGAACTTAAAGATCTTGTTTATGGGGTTGAAAACCAAAATCCACGGCAAAGGGTTAAACAGGAACTGTTTAAGCCCTACATGCAATACGTAGATACTGAACAAACCATATCCACTCCTGCTGATCGTGCAGCTTTATACAATAAAATATTGTCGAGTTATGGTGACCCTGAATTAAAAAAAGTAGGTCTTAATATTTTATCTCCAATTGAAGATTTATATAGTTCTGGAGATCCTAAATCTCAAGCGCTAGCTAGAGATTTAATTCGTGCACAAGGATTTGAAAACGAATTACGGGCAATTGAACAAAATGCTTTTCGTCCGCAACGACCCATCGTGGGCGGCGGAGGGTATGTAAACGTTTATGATCCCTCTAGATCGGAACCCGAATATGAAGAAGAAGTAAGAAATCTCACTGATCGTATTAATAAGCGAGCGCGAAAATTTAATGATGCTTATAAACAAGTTTTGGATGTTCTTGGTCCAAATTTATTGGAACAACAATTTCCTGGATTAGCGCGGTCTTCGACTAATTTACCGACAAACGCAGCTTTTAGTTTCAATCCAGATACTAAAGAGGTTATGCCTGCTGCAATTGGAGACCCTGACGCTTATGAAGTTAAAGTTTCTCCCGCTAATCCTCAAGGATTTTTAGTTAGAAGAATAAACGATATTTTAAGTGGTTCTACGGACGAGATTTCATTAAACACTTTAAGGTTTTTAGCTAATAATCCTGTAACAGGAAAAGCTGATATTAGTTTTGATACTCGCAAACCTAATGAGGGTTGGGCAAATTATATAGCTTCAACAGATTTACCTAAGGAAGTTACAGATAAGTTTGAACAGTTTATTCGCAATCGTGCTATGGCTGAGACACGTCCAGGAACTCTAGTGTATAACTCTCCTATGCCTTCAGATGATCTTTTAAAAGAACGACTTAAAGAAGGAGAGACCGCTGACACAAGCAGCACTGTTCGTAAACTTATACCTTTTAAAACTAAAAATCAAAACCTTCCGAATTTACGCGGAGCTGCATATATGTCTGCCGGTTTTGGTCCTGTAGATAGCGCAAGAACGCAATATGCTTATGTGGATCTACAAGGAAACGTAATACCGCTTCAACCAAAAAGAGCCGAACCGGCTTTGAGGGGAACGGTTACACGGGCAGGTGAACAGTTTAGGGTTGATCAAGACGTTTTACCCCTTAGTGGCGCACCGAGATATTTATCTACAGATCCGGTCGCAAGTACCGGTCCTGGCGCATTAGAACTTATACGTGCGTTACGCCGCACTCCTTCTGCTCTTCTCCCCGGTGCTGCTGACCTTATTCCTAGTCCTGAAGCAATTCAAACCGGTTACGCTAGAGGACCCGTGGCCATGGGTAGACAAATAGGACAAGAGTTTTTACAAAGTTTACCGATAACAGCAGGAACAGCTGGTGTTTTATCCACTCCTCTGGTAGCACCGTTGGCAGCACTGTTTACTCCTGGAGTCGGTGCGGGTCTTGTTGGTACTGCCGGTGCACGTGCTTTAAATGAAGTTGTTCGTCAAGAGACGGGTGAAGGTATTGTTCCAAAATTGCGTCAGTTTATTGGAACGGCTCCTCGCACAGGTGCAACAGCACAACCTCGAACAGGTGAAAAACCGCTTACTGCGACACTCAAACCGTTAACGTCATCTCAACGGTCAGAACTAACGCGTCAGGACAATCGAAACGAAATTCAAAAACGTATCGATTTAGTTAAAGAGCGGTTTAACCCCCGCCGTGGCGAGTTTGGTTTATCCGAACTTTTATTCGGACGTTAAGCAACAAGCTCGTTTTCGGTGCTACAGTTCTCTCGATAGAGGTCCGGTCCCTGCCGGGAGCCCCCACCCCGCTCACACCGGATCCATCTATCCCCTATTTTGTGTGCTGTAGCGCATATACAGCACGTTATGCGGTTGCGTTATTAAAAAACTTGCTTTACAGTAGGCTCCCAGAGCTTTTCTGGGTGTCTTACATAGTTCTATATGATTATCGACAACGAAATTCTTTCTGAAGTCAATGATTGGATTCGCAATCGGGCTACAAAAAAGCAAATTATCTTGAAATTAGACTCTAGGGGATACTCTGAGTCAGAAATTTTAAATATTTTAGAGCTTTTGCAGGCAGAAAAGTCACCTTTTCAGGCCGACTTCGCTGTGGTGGCTAACCGAAGTCTCCATAACAACTTTGTGAAGGTCTCAAACGACGAAACTCAACTCTATATTTATAAAGACTTTCTTTCTCCCGACTTTTGCTCTTACCTCTGTGACCATATTCGTTCCCGCGCTGATGAGTCGTCCCCGGTTTCGGAGGACTGTTTCAAATCTGATCAAAATTTTTACGTCAAGTTCACAAAAGATCTGGCAGAACTAGATAAAAACATCACAGATCTGTTTGAGGTCTTCGCTAAATTGCCGCGTCGGTCGGCAGAGACTATGTACGGACAATGTACGTACATCGGTGACGGCTCTACTCCTCGATTTTCTTTCTTTGACTCAGCCGAGTTGCTTAGACAAGGTTCGCTCGAAGAAGGAGGTCAGCGCACGTGGAGTATCCACGCGTTTTTAAATGAAGATGTTATCGGAGGTGATTTATTTTTTCCTGAGTTGAAAGTTGAGATTCAACCAAAGACTGGTTTAGTTGTTCTTTGGAACAATCTCACAATCGAAGGTAAACCAAATAAAAAGACGCTTCACGGGGAAGCGCCTGTGCAACAAGGTACAAAGTTTGCTTTAAGTAAGCACTATAGGCTTTACTTTACGCCTTAACCAACCACAACTGCCACCCTGTGAAAAATGCGCTCTCTATTCCTCCGAATGCGCTTAGCGCTCCGTCAACACCTTTTTTTACCTCTTCGTTACCATAATCATCCAGGATTAAAGCGCCACCTGATTTTAATAGTGGATAATACAGAGACAAGTCGCGTACCACGGCGTTCGAAGTGTGTTCGCCGTCTACATACAAAATGTCTACGCCCGCTTTAAGCTCCTGAGCTAGAGCGGGAAATAGATCCCAGGAGCATCCTTTACGGATGTCAACTTTGCCTGCGTTGTTTGATTTAGCTACGTTTGAACGAGCGATCACTTCGATGTGATCCAGCGTGGGGAAACTGGCGCGGTTTTGTTTGTATTCGTCGTTTCCTGTAAATGGATCGACTGAGTACAGTCTGCTGTCTGGGTGATTCAAGAAGTTGTCAGACCACCAGCAGGTTGATGCGCCCTCGTAAACGCCGATCTCCAGAATGGTGCGTTGTTTTGCCGGGTCGAAAATTAGTTTCCTCGCCCGTGGTTCTTCTGTAATTACTTTGTAGCCGTTTAAAAGTTGATGGTACCACTCGTGTGTAATCTGGTACTTTTTATCTAATTTAAAAACCATGATGGGATTTCAGGACAAATTTAGGTTACCAGCTTTTCTCGCGTTTAGTTCTAGTGTAGGATTGCTGGTGAGCACACTACCGCTCTAAACCGATGCGTAAACCGAACTCCAACCTCAAACTCGACGCCAACACAGTTCATCTCGCCACCACGGCTTTAGCTTGGAAAGCTCCTGAGATCCTCCGGATCTTTTTTGGCGTAGCCATAGGAGGTACTGTCGGTCTTCTTGGACTTGTTCTTTCCGTGCCCATCTTGGCGGAAGCTCCTGCTTTTAGTGAAAAGACCCGCAAAGCACAGGAATTTTATGATTCTTGTTATGCGCAGGTGCAAATCGAGCATCCGCGAGCCGACGGCTACGACATCTTGAAATATTGCAAAAGTCAGGCCACGCTCTATAAGCAGTCGTTGTAAGACTCGCACAGGTGCTTGCGGGCTTTTGATCGGCGTGGTTTACTACCAGAGGTTCCACGCACCTCATGCCGGGTCAAAAGACTTCTTTCATCTGCCCTTCTTGCGACACTGAGTTTTTTTTAAAGGGACGAAAGCTCCGGCTTTGGCTGATTAAGAAAAACCGCAATCCAACCATCCGTGGCCCCTATTGCAACTATCGTTGCTCAGGCAAAGCAAACGTCCAGTTTGCTATTGCTACTCGCCGGGAACAGTTCCTTCGGCGTGTCGAAAGCGCGTCTAGCAATCTGGTGACTGCTTCCGACTCATAATCGGACGAAGGTGAGTTCGATCCTCACGACGCGCACATCGCCTCTGTGATGGAATGGAAGACATAGCGCACTTAAAATGCGCCGCCCTAAAAAGCTTGCGGGTTCGAATCCCGCCGGAGGCATACTAAGTTACTCAGTCACATGTTTAAACCTGAACTCTCCCTGGAACAACGTCTAAAAGATGCGTACAAGTGCTGCACATCGTGTGGTGAGAAGTACGGGACGTATAGCGTCGGATGTTCTTCTGTATACAAAGATGTGTGTGATGTGTGCGGGAGGGAGGACATTCCCGTGACAGAGACCCGCGATTGGGGCTACCTTCTCAAGGGCAGACGAAAGCTGAATCTTCGAGAGGATGCTGGCGGCACTCTGTCAAACATTATTTATGAATACCCACTGGCTACAGCCAACAATGAACAAAACATCGATTAAAGCAGCGTTTTTAGATTGGTGGGAAGATACTTATCCTCATTTATCAGCACCGTCTGACGACCTGATCACAACCCACGTGGAGTTTTCCGCGTATTTGTTAGACCTACTTGAACTTCTTTCTCCAATTTTGAATCATGAACAGCGATGACTTTTATCGAGAAGTAAAAAAACACATGGTTAATTGGTTACTCGCATATAAAGACAGTACCTCCGTGCTTTGGGCTATTACTGACGTTATTAAACAGTATGAACAAACTCGCGATTCTCGGGTAATTCTTGAGAATATAAAAACTTTAGACGAAGATCCTCACAATCTGTAAATTTAAATAGCTGAAAATGAGCCCCGTTATTAACGAACGAGTAAAAACCTCGTGCCCTAATTGCCTTGAACAACGTAGTTCAGTCCTCGAGATTCGCAGATCTAAGATTGGTCTTAGAAGGAGAATGCAGTGCGGTCATTGTGGACACCGGTTTAGCACGTTTGAACTGACGGAGAAAATGTATAAGGAGTTTGCTGAAGCCCTTGAGTTTAAAAAGAAAGCTTTAAAGTTAATTCGGCCGTTACTCGACAGCCACGTGGAAGAAAACAGCAGCTCAGAGTTCGACATAAAGTGTTTCGGGTGTCTTCATTACCGTAAAAACATCTGTGATTATGAGTTCCCAGAAGCTGGAACTGAAGAAGCAGACGAATGTAACTGGTTTGATCCGCGTGATAACGACGAGGATTGACGGATGAACGATACAAAGTGGGATTACAGATTTTTAAAATTGGCTGAGTGCATCAGCTCGTGGAGTAAAGATCCGTCAAGTCAGATTGGTGCAATCGCAGTGCGGGATCGCAGGATCCTTGCGACCGGCTACAACGGGTTCCCGCATCGCATCGGAGACCTTCCAGGTCGGCTCAACAACCGCGAAGAGAAGCTCCTGCGCACCGTACACGCTGAGGCGAACATAGTTGCTCACGCTGCCAAGGATGGCATCAGTTTGCGCGGCGCATGTATTTATGTTTGGAAGTTCATGCCTTGTGCGAACTGCTGCACGTTGCTTATTCAGTCGGGTATACGCCGCGTGGTAGCACCTAATCACCCGATCCCAGATCGCTGGCACACGAGCTTTTCGCTCTCGCAAGAAATGCTTAGGGAAGCTGAGGTTGATTTTGTGCTGTTGGATTACCCTACTGATTGAACTCAGCGAAGTACATGTTTTCGAACGGGCGGATTTCGGAGATCGAGTAATTTATAGTTTGCAAATATTTAAATAATTCAGTTCGGCGCTCGGGGAATTCGGGCGTGTTGTTGGACTCGAAGATGATGGGAGGTTTGTCGCGTTTGATTGTCCAGTCGGCGCCTTTGAGGGCTTTTAACTCGTTGCCTTCGATGTCGAGTTTGATCAGTCCGACGTTCGTGGGCATCAGGCCGTCGATTGATTTAGTGCGTACGACTTCCGTTTTTAAGACCTTTTCGTTTGTTTCACAGATTGTTGAACCACCGCCATCTTCTGAAACGATTGATAGGGTTACTTCATCGTTTGCTTCTTGGTGCGACGTGATCGCAACGTTTTGCGGGTGGATGTTGTACTTTTCGTTGGCGAAGATGTTGCCGCACAGTTGGTAGTACGTCCGGCGCTGCGCTTCTATAGCTTCTACATATTTAAATCCGTCAGCCAGCATTATCGAGTATGAGCCCATGTGGGCGCCACAGTCGATGAAGGTTTTGCTTTTATCGCAGAATCGACGTGCCCATTCGATAATTGCTAACTCCGGGATCCCGATGTGGAACATCTGAGCCCGACCGGATGGGTCATCATGCATTAAGAATGCTGGGCCTTCGGTGGGAATCGCTTCGTTTTTCTCCGGCAACCAATAATAAGTAGCCATTTTCGAAACTTAAGTGTTAATATAATAGCAGCATTTGAGTGGTATGAGCATACCCGTTATCGGTACAGCATGTGTTAATGCTCCTCATTGGGTATACAGGTTACTGTATAGCATAGATTATCCTGTAGATACTTTTGTTGTATTCGATAATAACGGGCGCGATCAGATAACCGAAGAGCTAGATCTGCTGACCAAGGTCCCCCACAAGTATGTGAAGAAGGTGGTCGTGTGCCACATGCCTTCTAATATCGGGTGTAGCGGATACTGGAACTTAATTATTAAGTGCTACATGATGTGCCCGTATTGGGTCATTGTGAATCATGACATCATGTTTACCCCTGGGTTTCTGGAGCGCATGGTGGCGCACGCGCAAGATTCAGAAATCGGTATAGTTCACGGAGAAAACGGAAGCTGGGATGTCTTCTTGATGAAGGACTGGGTTGTACAAGATTTTGGACTATTCGATGAAAACTTGTATCCGGCGTACTGCGAGGACATGGACTACGGTATGCGGTTTAAGCATAAGGATCTGAAGCGTTGCCTATCCGTTGGCGTGCCTTACTACCACGGTGAAACAAGCGGGGATTACGCGGACGGGAGTCAGACCTGGCGTTCGGAGCCGGAGCTGGCCCACAAAATCCACATCGCTCATGAGCTGAATAAGACGTATCTCCATGCCAAGTGGAGCCCAGCGTGGCAGGCTCATGTAGAGGGGGAGGTGTACGAATACCCTTTTAACAACGCAGAGATTCCTCTAGACTTCACTACGTATAATTTGCAGTTTGTTCGTCAGAAAAATTTAGGTTTTTAACCTTAAACTATGTAAAGTTAGCAGCATAGTAATACGATGCCCTACTACTCGTCTTATACATCTTGCGGGCGGTTAATTAATAATCTGAAGTCCTTGTTGGATTCTAAAAATCTTACATCTTTCAAATTAAGTAAAATTTCGGAGCTTTCTCCAACAACAACTAGGAAAATTTATCAGGATGAAAAATACATTCCTTCACCGGATGTTTTAGAGAAGATCTGTATCGTTTTAAATGTTCAGCCTGGCGATATTTTGAGTATTACGCCTACAATAGAATCAGTAATGGTGGTGTGTTCGGGTGTTTAGTTCAAGCGATTATGAGCTCGCATCTCGCTTAACTGGGTTACCTGTTCCCAGGACTCCAGCTGAGCAAGCCGCTGCCGCCCCTCTGGTTTCGCAGATTCTGCGTAGCTACTACCGTATGCCTGCACCTCAGCCTGGGTTTGAGGGTGAAGGCGTTAATACGTCAGCTACTCGCTCGTTGAATGCGTATCCGATGGTGAGTCAGCCTGAAGCTAAGGTTCAGCTTGAACGGCGCTTGCAGGCTGGTGTAACAAATGATATTTCGGAAGAAGAAACAGCCGAGCTCCTTCAGATTATTATGGAGGATCCCGAGCTTATCGCTGCATTTTTAGAGTTTATAAAGAACGAAAATCAAATGGCTGAAGACGGAGCTGAATACCTCAGTCGTCAGCGTCCAGCCGAATACGATCTTCCGAACTACGGTGGGCAGTATTCGTTATTAAACGCTCCTTCAAATAGTTCTCTTCCGCCTTCGGTTGAGTATCAAGAGTTAGGTTGATCATGAATCGATTAGCCCAGTTGCAGGAAAACGATGTAAGAAAGACGGCTCCTCCGTTGGATCCTGTGTCTTTTTTAGACATGTACGTCGCTTCTACTTTTCCTCAAACTGCTGCGCTTCCTTCTAAGGAACAGAAGGACCTTGGAGTTTATCCACAAGGTTCTTCAAAGGATGTACAATTTAAGAAGGTTAGGACTGGAACCGGATTCGATAATCCGGCCTCTTATTAATGGCTGCACCTGCTGTTTTACCTGCTGGCGTTGGAGTTTTAGAGGCTGGTGGAGCTTCCGCTGCTGGTGCTGGACTTAAGCGGTTTGCAGGTCAAGCCGGTTTAGAGATTCTTGCGGAAATTTTAGCTAATCAAATTCCTGGCGCAGTTGGTGCTGTTAACCAAGCAACTAGCCCTCAATCTGCTGGTTTTGCTCCAGTTGGAAGATATTTTTTAGGTACTGAACCTGCGGCTGGGTATGAGCAGTTACTTTTAGAGCAAATACCCAAACGAGAACTTTATAACTTTATTTCAAATATTTTCGGGCGTGGCGATATTTTTGGCGAACTTCCTAGTACGGATGAGTTTATTAACAAAGCTCTTGAGCGTCAACTTATTCAAGCTCAAGACTTAACTCGTCGTGAGATTGAAAAAATTCGCGCCGAGAAAGAATTTGATTACATGGCACGTGCAATGGAAGCACAGGCTGGTGTTAGAAAGCAGGAGTTATCTTCTTTAGGGGACATTCAACGACAACGTGTTGAATCTAGTTTTGACGCAGCCAAAAACATGTTTAATGAAGCCATAAAAACTGTTTACGCTAAAGAAAACCTTGCGTCTAGCCCTGTTCTTGAGCAGCTGGCTACAGCTGTATAGGAGGTTATTATGAATCCCGATGCTCTTGGTTTTTTAAACAACGTTTTAGAAGGGACTATTTTTAACCCTTTCGGTCTTCACTCTCGGGCTTATAACGTTTTAGATGAAAAAGTTTTTGGGGGTGAACTACCTTATGGTTATGACGAATCACAGGTAGGTAAACCTGTTCAAATGCCCGATGGTGATGTTAAATATACAATACCTGGCTATGGTCCTCAGTCTGGTGAAAGCTTTAGAAAAGTGACTGGGCGGTATCCAAAGGGGTTTGAGCCCGCTCCTAAGGAAGATAAAAAACCCGCGTCTACTGGTGGTCAAGGGTATGGTGGTACTGCAGGTCCGTATACTCCTCCTGCTCCTCCGGTTCTTACGGGGGATAAACCGCAAGACACTATTAAACAACAACAACTTAACGAATTTCAACAAATTTTAGAAGAGATTAAAAAAATTAGAGATCCTGCCACGTTGCAGGCTATAAGTGATATTCAAAATCGTGCGGCCCTAGAACGCAGCATAGTTACAAGTGCCCTTGCTGAACGACAATCAAAAGAACGTACTGCTCGCGAAATAGAAAAAGAAAATATCCAAGCGTGGCGTGAGGCTAGAGTCGCTCAGATAAATGCAAATGCAACTCAAGCGGCAGCATTGGCTTCAGCTGTTTGGGCTTCCTCTCAAATGAATCCCAATGTTGTCAGTCAGGCATTTCAAGCTGCTCTTAAGCCGATTACTTTAACTGGGAGGGCTTAAATATGCCGGTTCCATTTGCTACTGCTCTTGCTATGCCTTTGCTTACAGGCGGAGGAGGAGCTGGTGCGGGCTTTTTAGGCGGAGCTTTATCCGGAAGTGCTTTAGGTTCAACTCTGGGAGGACTTGGTAGTTTTGTCGGAGGTGTCGGAAGTATTTTTGGAGGAGGCGGTGGCGGACAACTCCAAACTCAAGACTTCGCATCCTTATACGCTAATGCGCTAGCTCCGGGAACAACTCGTCTGAATATTGCTGGCCAGGAACTGGGGGCTTTAATGGCTCCTTATGTTTCTAGTTTGCAAGGCCAACTTCAGTTTGGCGCTCAGACTTCGTACGACCAGTTTCAGCAAGCCTCTACTCGTGACACCACGCAAGGTGCGCTTCAAGCTGGAATTGCTTCTCAATACGCTAGTAATGTTCTGGATCTTCAGTCGAAAGCAGGCTCAGCCAAGTTAGCTACAGAGCTTCTTGGTCCTGAGACTGCGGCGAGTTTGGCTAAGACTTACGCTTCAACCGTGGGAGATTTACAGAAGACTGCACTTGCGGGTCAGACTTCTCTTCTCCAGCCTGGGGCTCAAGCGCAGGCTCAGGCTACGCTAGACGCCGCACAAACTCGGAATAAGATGGTGAGCGACATCTCGCGTACTAATTTAGATATTTCAAAAATGCAAGAGAATACCCGTAGTCAACTTGCTGTTCAGCGGGGTAACATCGAAGGGCAGTTAGCTCTGAAACGGTACGGAGCCGGTATGGCTCTTGCCGGTCAGCGGATGTTTGCGTGATTAAGTCGATTATTGGATGTTCTGACACAGTTGCATCGTGGCTTGAAAGTTTAGACAAGTCACAAAAAGATGCGTTTGTACATTATGCAAAGAATGCTACAAGTGACATTGAGTCGTATCTATACGCTCGATTTTTAAAGCCTGGGTATAACGGCAGTATTGCTGATTTGACTGCATGGGTACAGGAAAAGTACCCTAAACAAGACTTACGTAAAGTCCTCCTAATTGAGATCGACGCTATAAGCGACGACATTAAAAACGTGCGGGATATGACTACAACGGGGATGTTAGATTTCGCGACTGCAGCGACAAAAATTTCGGCGCTACAGAAAGAGCTGCGGTCCCACATCCAAGCCGTGCGTTCAATTACCGACGGTCTCGATCGCCGTGGACTTTTGCTTGCAGGGGCTGACCGGTGTATTCGCGAGCTTATTCAGACTCTCGATGGTCAGCCCACTCTGCAAACCTTGGTCGACGACGCCGCTATTTTGGTCTGGTCTACGTTAGAGCGAGAAGAGAAGAACTAATTTACTTTAGTCATACGCTTCATAATCTTCTCTACCGGGCACCTAAATATCCCCATAAATGCGTCGTTGACGCCTAACGACAGCACGAGATCTGTGTTTTCTATAAAGCCACCAAATGGCAGAATTACTGCGGGCTGTGTGGACACAGGTTGTCCCGCATAGTTTGTCCACTGAATTACCTGATCGTTTAACGAGCCTGAAAACAGGGGTTCTTTATCCACATACAGGATCTTGGTAAAATCTTTATCAACGATGTAAGCACCCAAATGGTAGAGAAGGAAGCTAAACCCTGTCGGTGTAGCTGCCATGTGCTTCCAGTGATAAAACACTAGGTAGCCGTACCCCAGGTTAATGGGAGCTGTGGAGTTAAAGGTCGGACATTTTTGTGTAACTTCGTCTAGTACGGACGTGTCCACCGTCAACTTTTCACCTTGTTCCCGCTCAATAACTAAGGGTCTTGTCGAGTACAGACAGTGAAGGTAATCGTCTTTGCTGAAGAAACACCAGTTTTTTTCTGCTATTCCTTTTTTACGGTTATTACCGATCGGGGGAAACGCAGCTGACACCGCATCGCAGTTTTCGTCTACGTAGCAAACAGCAACCTTCGGTTGACCGTATCTAGATTCCGGACCTTTGTCGTACTTACTGGCGTAAGCCGAAACAACGAACTGGGTGTACAACTCGTTATCGGGACCTACGAATAACCTCGGGTCTTCGTAGCTGAGTCGGTGCTTCTTAGGACGCATGTTCTTTGCACCTAAGATTGTCTCGTCATTAGCTAAATGCCCAATATAAATATCTGTAGGTGTGTCGTTTAAATAGAAATACTTGTTGTCCCAGCGGAAACCAAACGGCTGCTCCTGGGACCTCCACGCTATGTAGGTGGTGTCCTTATGTTTGATGACGCAAGGGCTGAAATTAGCTACGGAGTTTTCGGGGAGGTTGTGGACGATTCGAGTGAACGTACCGCCTAGCTTCTCCGCTTGCGTATAGACGTCGACTATACCGGGTTGTTCGACCCGTACGGGGTGTACGACGTTGCTGTATTTGTGAAAAAATCGATGTGTAGTTTGCATGTCAGCTCAGGAGGTCTTCGACAGCTTGAGAGAAACCGGAAGCGATGTGCTCCCAGCGGTATTCCGATCGTTGCGTGACGTCATAGCAAGCTTGCGCCACATCCTCGTAAATGTCCGGATTGCTTTGCAGCTCATCTAGGAGCTGAACCACGTGGTCAGTGTCGACTAATCCGCGTTCCACTCCAAGATCTTTGTCGATGATCCATGTAGAAATGTTGGCGAGAGCACCGGCCTCCTTCCAAATGTCAGCACACGCCGTGTGATTAGGAACGATCTGCGGTTTTTTGCAGCTTGCGTGTTCGAAACTAACCAGTCCCCAACCTTCGCCATCAGCGGTATTTAAGCCGACGTCGCAAGCGTTGTAGATAACGTTCAGCAGTTCATCCGGTGGGGCGTCTGTGTAGTTAATGTTTTGCGACGTTAGGATCAGGCGCTTGCTGTCCTCCAATCCACGGCGCTTCATCTCCTGTTGGAACAGAGCCATGACGTCCCAACCTAGGTCTTTTGTACCCATGTGCAGGTACAGCATCGCGTCCGGATTATCAACAGCAAACTTCGCAAACGCTTGAATCGTTAGATCAATCCGCTTCCTGGGTTGGTTGCGGTTGGCGTTTAAAATGATGAATTTGTCTTCTGGCAGACGCAGTTGACGGCGAGCTTCTTTTTTGTCGATCGGGTAAAAACGGGTGTTATCGACACCGTGGGGAAGTACACCGATCTTGCTTGGCTTAATTCCGTGAGACAGAATTCGGTGAGCACACGGAATCGTGAACGTAATCGCCATATCCCAGTGCGGGATATTCGACAGCATGTCTGGAAAGTAACGCTCGCTGTCGATTGGGAAATAAGCTAAAAATTTAAATTTGTGCTTTTCTTTCAGAAACTGAGCTCGTTCCCAGAACTGATTTACAACCCAAATATCGTTAAGGCAGATAATAACGTCAGGAGATATTTTCTCGATGAGCTCAGGCACCCGTGGAAGCCCAAAGCGGTCTCCGCAGTGGACATTTGCCGCAGGATAAATTTTGTAAGGATATGTATGAGGATCTCCGCTATAATTTATTCCTAGCACATGAACTTCATGTTGTTTGCACAAGTGCTCTAGAACACTGTGTGTTACTCTACCAAACCCCGTATTACTGCAGGCATCTCCGTACCAAAGAATCTTTGCCATTTGATGTTGGCTGTTAATACGGTTAATATAGCAGCACTGTTAGTTTACTGATATGCCTAGTCGGGAAAGTTTTGCTTATCGGCGTACAGCGCAAATGAATGCGTTGCGTGCGCAAGGTGAACTTTCTGAGTCGGTAGATTCGATATATAACAGAGCATCAAATAACTTTCATACGTTTTGTACTCTCTTTGAGAAACCTCCTGCACGACATATGCTGGAGTGGCACAGAGAACTTATAACTGGCGAGAGTAACCGTTATCTGCTTGATATTGCTGGCCCAAACACTGACATCCTCAGCCCGCGTGGTTCGGCCAAATCCACGTGTTTAAACCTGTTTACCGCGTGGTGTATCGGTCGGCATACGGCAGCAAAGAAGCCCCTTCAAATTATTTACACGTCGTACAACATTGCTACGGCTATCCCAAAAAGCCGGATTATTAAGCAGATCGTCGACAGCTCAACCTTTAAGAAAATCTTCCCGTCGTGCCGATTAAAGCCAGGGATGCAAAGCGACATCGGTTGGTCGATTGATTTTGATTACGCGGATATTCCTCGTGTTGGTGACGAAGAATTTACTCTACGTGCAGCAGGTCTGCGTGGAAGTATTACCAGTAAGCGGGCTCACTTGGTATTACTAGATGACCCTATTAAAAGTAGTACAGATATTCGCAACCCAGCTATTCGGGACGAAATGCTTCAGAACTGGAGCTCAGTTATCGCGCCAATTATTTTTGAAGGTGGGCGGGCTATCTGTTTGGGAACTCGGTTCCACCCGTTGGATATTCATAAAACTATGTTTATCCCCTCAAAAGGATGGAAACAGGTTGTTCAAGAAGCACTAACTTATAGCGACCGAGGAGAACCTGTTTCGTACTGGCCAGAGCAGTGGTCCGTGGATTATCTGCTTGGACAAAAGGAGCTGGATCCGGTCGCATTTGCGTTCCAGTATCAACAGCAACCCGTCATGACTTCGGATCTGGTCGTGTCACCAGATCTCCTTATTAAAGGTGAGGTTGTAACAGAATTTGACACCTTAGCCGTCGGTATCGACCTCTCGGCGAGTAAAAACGAAACCAGCGACTACACCGCGTTTGTGCTTGGTGGAAGACTAAAAGATAAATATTACATTATCGATTCGCACCAATGTAGAAGCATCGGAAACCTAGAAAAAATTGATTTGCTTTGCGACATGTTGTTGGAGTGGGGGATCTTAAATAAACAAGGCGATATTTATTTCCCTACGTATTCCACGGTGACTCTTGTGGTCGAATCCGTTGCGTATCAGGCTTCGCTTGCGGCGGATTTAAGGCGTGTTTTATTGAACGAACGAGAGCTAACCAACCTCCATATTCACGAGGTCAAAGGCTTCCGTGGAGATAAGATCGCACGTTTTCGCGGCACACTGGGATTGCTCGAAAACAAAAAAGTTATCTTCAACAAATACCGCAAGTTCGACGCCTTGTTTGATCAGTTGATTAACGTCGGTTCGACCGCACACGATGATCTGCTGGACAGCTACACGTGGTTGATTACGTTCTTACAGAGGAGGGGAAATTTTTCTATCGAATACTGATGAGTCTCGATTTTGCTTTTAAAGTGCTGTCACTCTAGGCTGAGCGTATGAAGAAAATTTGGTTGGCCATAACCGCCCACAAGCCTTTAGAGCGCATTAATACTCTTGTAAACGTCTTAAATACTTACAGTAAATACCCGTACGACATCACTGTAAAAATCTATATTGATTACGATTCTCAAAATGATCAGGAGCAGTTAGAAACTGTTCTGGAGGCTTTTAGCTCGCTTAAAACCGAAGTGATTGTGGCGTCGCCAGGATATGAAGGCTGGTATTTAACTTGGGCACATAAAAACGATCTAGCTACAGCTGTTTTACGTAAAGAAGCAGATTTTTATATTTATCAAGAAAATGACATGATCATTCCGGTCGAAAGTTTTCATTACTGGCTCCGGTGGAAGCAACCGCTAGCTCGTTACAAATTAGAACCCGGCTTTATTCGGTATGAAAACTTCAAAGGTAAAAAAGTTCCATTTGATAACTACCAAAAGTATTCACTAACGAAAGAAACTAAAAACGTCTGGCACGACATCGGATTTAAAGTCCCGAAGATTTTGGTTATCAGCCACGATTTCGATTTGTTTGTTCAGGTCGCTAATCCGTATTACGGAGCGATGATTCTGGATCAAACGGACGCAGATAAATACATCCGATCTCAGAGCTTCGATCCCCACAAGAGTTATGAACTTGTCGGGGTGCGTAACTGGCCGATAGCGGATCGGAGCTCAATGGGATTAGCTTTTGAGAATCTGCCTGCGGGGCATGAACACAGACGGTGTGTTCCAATTAAAAAGGTGAAGGGTGTGTATCAACCGCATCCTTGGTGTTTGTTACAACATGATGACACAAAATACGCGCCAGAGTTATACACAAAGTTAGGTGGAGTTTTAGACTGTAAGGAGATGTTCGATCTCTAGTCGTGGTCTCCCGTGGGGCGGCTTTTGTTTCTGTCTGTTATGTGCTAAAAAACTTCCGTAAGTGCGAGACTATTAGTCGTGAAGATGCGTACCGGTTACGAAAGTATGTCGAAAACAATGGAGGAGTCGTCTATTGGTTCAACCCCAGTTGAAGATCCTGTCCGACCTAATTACTACGTTCGTGAAGGTTTAGAGTGTTACGACGTGCAACGGGCTTCTATGGGGCTCGTAAAGTATCAAGGCTATCTTGAAGGTTGTGCACAAAAATATCTCTGGCGGTGGGAACAAAAAAACGGAAAACAGGATTTAGAAAAAGCTGTTGAATATCTTGTTAAACTGTTAGAAACACTCGGTTGATATGGACGTTAAAGCTTTTGGAAGTGTATACGGACAAACTTCTTCGCTTCCTTATGGCAGCGGATTTGAGTGGCTTCCAGCGTCTGGGAGAAAGAACTTTCCCGTCTGTCGCGGAATCTTTATTGAAGCTAAAAGTCATTCCGGTAAAGATGTTTTAGTTGTTGAACTTGCTGACGCTCCTAATCAAGAACTTACTGTTAATAACCTACAGGGTGACGAATTATTCCCTGTAGCCTGTACAGCATTAATAAGTGGTACTGTTAATGGCGTTTTTGTTCTTTACTAATGGCTGAAATCGCTAAAAAACGCGACCCTGAAAAATGGGCGCAAGCAAAAGCTAAAGCTCGGAAAAAGCTTGGTGGCCACAGTGCTCGGGCTATGCAGCTCGCGACAAAATACTATAAAGATATGGGTGGACGTTATGAAGGTAAAAAATCGGAAAGCAACAGACTTACTCGGTGGGGTAAGGAAGACTGGCAGACTCGGGAAGAATATGAATCATCTAAAAAATAAAGTTTAAAATTAAAGAAAACTCACTATGGATCTTTCGACTCTTATAACCGCTCTTTCCGGAGGTGAATCCTATCGAGAAAAAAGTGGTCTACCTGAATTTAAGGATATTTACGCAGTGTTAGTTCCTAGTGTAAAAGAAAATTTGTTAAGAAAAGCAGCTTCCCAACTTATGAGAGGAGAATTAATTGGATAGCGATATGGAACACACCAGTAGATCTAAAGTTTTTTTAGAGAAGGAAATTACGCAAAAATCCTCTACTTGTCCCTCGGCAACTTTAAATGTAGAAGAGAACGTAAAAAATCGTAATTGGACTATAGAAAAATTTGCTTACGGTCCTTTAAATCCAGACTACCCCGATAAATCTTTTTGGGAACGTAAAGCTGAACTATGGAATACGGATATAGAGCATGTTCAAAGTGCTTTGTGCGGTAATTGCGCAGCTTTCGACCAATCTGAACGGGTTATCGGCTGCATTATTGAGGGTATTAATGAGAAACATGCTGCTGATCCTTTGGATGTTCAAGAGCTAGCTGATTTAGGATATT